CAAGAAGTTTAATGATATGGTGGTCTGGTCGACCATCTTACCGCTGCTACACACCTCATATGAGGGCATGGCTATGACTTCAAGTCAAAGCGTAAAGGATGATGTGTGTCAAAAGTTGAGAGGGGTTGGCTTACCTAGGGAAGTGGTTATCCCTATTGTCAACCTCATCACGCGTCAAGTGCAAGCTGAAGGGCCGGAAAACGTTGTAAAACGTCTCAAAGCTCTGAAGCAGGCTGCAGTCTGTGCGATTGCTGGTCAAGTACCAGTTTTCGCATGGATTGCTCACACGAGTCGTGGGCCCAAGGGTCCATGGCGACCGGTGTGGAGGATGTTAAATTCCTCTAGTCATAAACACAAGAAGCGTGCTCTCAACGCACTGATGGTGTACTCAAACTTCGTTCTACCGAAGTCTCAGGGTCCAACAGCGACACAGGAGCGAAAGTTTCTGGGTTCTGTGGAACAGGGAGACCATACGTCTGCAATGGCGTACCCTGGCCCAATGTTGAAAGGGCTTGTTAATGTGGTGCCTGGCGTGCGAACGCTGAAGGCTTTCCTCACACGTCGTTCATGGTCTTGGTATGATCATGAAACATGCGAATTTCCCGATGTTCGGGAGTTTGTGGGGACACATTTCGGTGTCGATCGACCGGTGAAGAAATCATCACCGCGGTATAGAGAGACACAAAGGGCCGTTGAGAAGACCGAAAGGTCAATCGAACGGTTCTTAGGTACGGATGGTGGGAGGGTGTTTCATCCCTTCCCCCAAGTCAAAACCATGTTAGGTGAGGTCGGCGAAGATTACGCTGACTTGACTCACCCGTGGAATGGCTTTTGGTGGGATTATCGCGAGATGGTCCCAACCTCCGACCCAATCGGGGTAGTGGGTTATACCCACGAACCTGGTTTCAAGTTCAGGGCATTTGCGGCACCTAATCCGGTGTTGCAGGCGGCTTTGGAACCAATGAAGAAAAGCCTATTGAAGGCTCTCTCCCTTTTGCCATGGGATTGTACCCATGATCAGCAAAGTGGAGTGGCAGCTGTGCAAGAGTGGTTGCAGAACGGACTCACGGTTTATTCCGTGGACCTGAGTGATGCTACCAACAACTTTCCGCTGGACACCCAGTTGGAGGTTTTACAGTCACTAGGAGCTCCTGAGCAGGACCTCCGTTTATTGTGGCTGGTCGCCCGATCCCCATATCGAAAGACGTGGGGGGATGGTGAGTGCGTGACGTGGACGGTGGGACAGCCTTTAGGGGCAGCTCCATCATTTCCCATGTTCGCATTAGCACATGCTGCTGTTGCATTGACCGCTGAGAGGCATGCGGGGATACCCGCTAACCAATCAGGGTCGACTTTCCGGATTCTAGGTGACGACTTTGTGTGTTGCCATCCGGGAGTTCACGAGGCGTACCGAGATCTCCTGGGTGCCCTGAGGTGCCCTGTGAGTGAAGCCAAGTGTTTGCAAAGTCCGTTAGCCGGTGAATTTGCCGGCAAGCTCATAACGGATCGATATGTGTTCCACGGTTATAAATACCGTGCTATGTCCGATCTCTCCTTTATGGATGTGGTGAGGACATTGGGTCCGCAGGCAATATCGCCTGTATTCCTTACGCCAAAGCAGTATGACTACTGCATGCTGGTAAAGGAACTTCCAGAACCAATTGGTTTGGGGCTTAACCCGAAAGGGCGGCCTTATGCTGAAAGGTATGAAGAGGCCCTGCACATACTCGAAGCTTTAGAAAAGCGAAAGAGTGTGCCTGAGCGTTATCGTCGGGCTGAACTGATTAACAGGGTTGTCTATCAGTTCCGTCATCGCTGGTGGGGTTACCTCCAAGCTGATAAGTTTAGGAGTGATGGGCCCATGCCCAAAAGAGAACACAAGTGTGTCTCTCCCGCCGTGGTGGAGGAGTCAGTTCGAGGTGAGCCTTTAGTTATAAGATCGGGGTCCAAAGGGGATCCACGACCCAATGTGCTGAAAAGCATGATGGCGAATGTCCTCGATGTGACAGCTAGTCTTGAAAGGCTTGGGAGGCTGCGGGGTTCCAAACCCGCAGGTCTCGACCTAGAAACGCATCAAGACTTACCTCAGGTTTCTACATCTGAGGTAGAGCTTATTGATGGCGATCGTGAGTGTGAAAACACCCGGGAGGTCGTTGTTGATGGGCACAAACCAGAGCCAGGGCTTGGAAACCCTGATGCGGCAACACCGCATGAAGAAATTCACTTTGGTATGTAAGGTTCCCGCGAGGGAAGGGAGAGCCGAACCCCCTGGGGGGTAAGGTCATGAGTGGAAGCCAACCACCACCGAAAGGTGATTCATGTCAGATTGGC